CCCATTCACAGACCAACATCCTCGTCTCCGCGTCCCCGACCCGCGCCATTAAGTATTGACGGAATGATCTAAAGAACGCCACCGCGGCATAGTCTGGATCAATAATAAGACCAACGTCTAACGGTACCCATCGACTAGGAACACACTTAACACGACCAAAGTCTGTAGCCAAGACATCGACGGTAGAGACGACCTCTGTTTTCCCCACAAGGACCTGAGTAGTCGATCTACCTGTAAACGTCGACACTGTACGCTTGGGCCCCGGCGGCACCACCCAAAGCGTCGGCGACGCGCCGTTTTGGTACGCCATCTGCATGCCCGCGCCGAGCATCGCTTCGGTCACCTGAACCGGCGCCGCCGGCGCGGTCATGACGCCGGTGTTAGAGGTGGGCAGACCGGAGGTGCCAACAGCGCCGACAACGCCCACGACAGCGCCGCCAGGCGTCGCCGAGGTGCCCGAATTGCCGGCCTTGTCGACCGCCCGGCCGATCCAGTGAACGAGCGACTCGGTGACGCGCGGAGTCGTGGTGTAGTTGGCCGAGGTGTCGGCGCTGCGCGCCTGGCGCGAGCAGATGGCCGTTTCCATGTCGCTTTTCAGGACTTTCGACGCCATGGCCATCTGGTGCGCCATTTCCGACGATTTGCCGGCGGCGTCGCTCTCTTCCTGCGAACCCGAAACGGTGGCGTCTCTTTCGGAAATTTGCGTCACATTGTTTTGGCGAACAGTCGGCTGCGCAAGGTTATTCGAGAGCAGAAAACCTTCCAACTGAGCATTGTTAGGATTAACAGTCGGTAGGAATTCTGTTTGCCAGTCGAACGTTCGATTTTTAACGTTACGTCTGCGTATAGCTGACATAACTGGAGTATCGAACGGATCTATATTATAGATAGCGTTGGATAAATCTTCCCTATTGGCCGCAGCCTGATAGGTGCTGAAGGCGTTTGTTACTTGTGGCAAGGTTAACTCCCATGATCAGAGCATTCGTCTAAACACTTCGACGGCGTCTTGTAGTTTGCCGCTGCTCGCCAACTGGCGCTGTGCTTGGTCGAAGCCTGACCTGCGCGCATTCCCAATGGGTGTAGCCGCGCCGGGGGATACCGACTTGCCTCTGCTCGGATCTACGGGCCTCAAACGTGACGCCTGCATCCGATCGTACTTGCTCGCCTTCAACAGGATGGTGAGCATCCTGGGGTCATAGACCGTGGCGACTTCGTATTCGTTGAAGCCTTCAGCCATTGCGGTGCGTCGCATTGACTGAATGTTCTTCTTCAACGTCGCTTCGTCAGGCAACGTCTTGATATTGTGCATGACGAATTGTGAAAACCCATCTACCGCATATTTCTGAGTTCGTCTATCGTTCTCCTGGGCTTCCATAACTTCGCGCTCGGCCCGCATCTGACGCGACGTCGCCAGCTTTCCGTAAATCGCCTGATAGATTTTTTGCTTGGCGTGCGCCGCCTGCGGATCACGCGCGAACTCGACATCCCAATCCGGCTCTTTCGGCACCAGATTGGCGAGATCCTCCTCGTAATCCTGCCGCGCCTTGTGCCACAGCTTCCAGCCATGAGCGAGCCGGCCGGATTCGACGTCGAGCTCCTGCGCCGCGGCCTGAACTTGCGCCATGCGCTTGTGAAACGTGTCTTGGCGAATGTAACCGTTGAGGGCTTCCTGCAGCGAAATTTCCTGCTTTTGCCCGTCGACCGTAATTTCGTACTTCTGACCGTCGTCCTCCGGCTCCTCGTCGCTCGGCTCAACTTCCTGAGAACCGACGTTCTCCGGATCTTGTTCAACCTCCTCAACCTGGCTGTCGTCAGGCTCGCGCTGAAGCTCCCGCTCGCGCGCCCGCAGCCGCTGATCGTCGCCGCCGTCGCCCTCGCCCTCGATCGGCCGCTCGCTGAACATCGGCTCTGGCCTGCTGGTGGTGGCGATAAACTTACCAGCGACGTCGCGTGGCCGAACTTGCGGCGCGATCTCGTTGGAAAATTCGATTGCAGCTTCAGTTACGCCTTCCGGCACTGTGCGCTCCCTTCAGAAACTCAGCATCATGGGACATGCTGGCAAGCCGTCGAGTGAGCTTTTCAAGAACTCTCAACTGAGCGAGCGTGTCCTGCTCCTTCTTCTCGCCGGAACCTTCGACGATCAGTTCGCCCAGCAATTGCTGATGCAGCGTCCGAACCGCAGCGGCGAAGGCGCGATTCTGCAGAAGCTCGCCCGCTTCCTTAGCGACCGCCTTAATCAGTTCCGGATCCGTTTTCGGTATGTCGTTCAAACAGACTTCTTTCCTGGTTTCGGTTTGCGCGTGTTCAGCGTCGCCGCGGTCGTCCTCTCGGCGCTGTCGCGATCGAGCGCAGCCTGGTTCGATTGATGCATCCGGTCCATCGAGGACTCGGCGCTCTCATGCTGACGGTCGGCGGCGCCCGATAAGGCGCCGGCGATCGTCGCTACGTTCTTGGCGGCGTGGCCGGTCATCGCCTGATGGTGCTGAGCCGCCATCTGCGTCATCGCCTGGGTATGCTGACTCTGGATCTTGGCCATGTTCTGATGATGCTGAGCCAGCGTCTGCACCGCCTGCAGCTGCGCCTGGTTCTCCGCTTGCTGACCTTGCTGCGCCGTCGCGTCGGCGTCGTTCTGCGCCTGCGACATCTTGACTTGCTGATCTTGATCGGCCGAGTCCTGATCGGACTGATCCTTCATCAGCTGACTGGCGAGCTGAGCCAACGCGACGTGATGATCGAGCCCGGCCTTTTGCCCCTCGATGTCGAGCTTCTGCAGGTCGAGCGCCGTCTTGACGTGCAATTGATGCTGCTTGAATTGATTCTCCTGCTGCATCTTCTGACGGTCGAGGTTCTGTTGGCCGACCGCCTTGGCGGTTTCGGAGCGGACTTTCTCCATTTGCGCCTGCGCCGCCATGGCCATCGGATCCGGCGCCTTCGGCGCCGTCTGCATCGCCTGCAGCTGCTGCGGATTAGGCGTCTTGAAATACCTGGCGACATTTTTGATGTTGGCCAGCGCCAGCATGTCGGTCTGCGTATTCAGCATCTCCTGCACGCCGCAGATCGGATTGCTGAGACCCATCTGAGCCACCAGCATCTGCTGCTTCTGATCAATTTGATTGAGAGCCAGCATGCGCACCATATCCGAACCCTTGCCCAGATTGGCGTTGACCTCGACCTCGAGCGTCGAATCGAAGGTCGAGGTGTCGAAGGGCACGTATTTGCCGCGGATCTTGAGCGTCCGCTCCTGGTTGGGGTTCTCGCAGATCTCGTTGTAAAGCCCGCCGAAAAGGTCTTTAAAGCCCGTCTCGCACAGCACTCGAGCAACGAGCTCCACGCGTTCCTGGGCCCCGTTGATGACTGCCTCGACCCCGAGCATCGTTGACGATTGCAGCGCCTTGGGGTCGAGACCTTTCGCAGCGTCGCTTAAACCCGTGCGCCGCTGCAGCTGATCGTTCAACATCTCGACCACCGGCATCGCCGCCTGGCCGAGGAAAGGCGTATTCGTGAACATCACCGACGCGCCGGGATCGCCGCGCGTCCTGATCACCGCGCCCAAGTCATCGTTCATGGCGTCGTCGACAGTAACCATCAATTCGTTGATGACTGTTTTAGGGTTAATGCTCTCTGCGGCGCTGTCTAGAATCGCCCGCATCATATTAGTCTTAATACGCTGTATGTCTTCGGTATAATCAGCAAGGCTGTCGCCGATAATCGTATGGCTAATGGGGTCGCAAGAGAAGACCGCCATCTTTACTCTATTGGCGTATTCATCCGACACAACGACATTATTATCGCCAAAGGTGCAGATGTACCTTAATTCAGGCGTCCCATCTCCATCTTTGTCTATTTTTATGTACCACTCGCCATATTTCACCCCGTCGCCCAGGCGGGTGCCCATGAACCGGCCTGGATTGCGCAGTTGCGGCTCGGTGGTGAACGCAGACTCCGACGTCTGGATATGCTCCATGCACTGCTCGCGGTCGTAGCCCATCGCCACCAACTGATCGACCGGCACGATCCGTTGATGGCCGACGATGCGGCTGTCCTTGAAGGTGCGAGCGTAGCGATCGAGCCGCATCTCCTCCGGCGGCACGCCGGCGACCTTGATCAAGGGTTTCGACGCTTCGAACTCGACCACCGCATGGTCGTAGACCGGCGGCGGCGGCTGAGTGATCGAGGCTGGAAGCATCGGCGGCGGCGGCGCGCCGGCCATCGGACCCGGCGGCGGACCGCCAGCCGGCGGACCTTGGGGATTCGGCCCGCCAACCGGCGGCCCTGGCGGACCTGGCGGACCGCCAGCTGCGAGCGGACCCGGCGGAGGGCCGCCCGAAGGGGGCGCTCCCCCCGGCACAGGCTGACCGGGAGGAGGACCAGCCGGCGCCGGCGACGTGGGAGGAACAGCCGGCGGCGGCGGTTGCGGAACTGGCTTGCCAATCTCGAGAATGCGGGAATTCGGACTCTCGCTCAGCAGCATCTGCAGCTGCTCGGCAGTGACGTTGACGAACTTCTTGCGCTTGATTTCCTTGAAGTCTTCACTCCACCACTTTACAAATCCGGCCTTTACGGTGAGCGCGTCCTTGATAGCGCCGTAGAGG